GACAAGGCCAAAAATAGTCTGGCGGCTGTAGCGAAGCGCATCAGGCTGTTTGCGCATTGATGCGGAGATGCGCTTCCAGTCTTCGCGATCTCTGGCGATAACTTCATTTTTAGCCCAGCGAAGGATGCTGCCGTCAATGTTTCCGGCATCCGCATCACCAGGCCAGAGATAGTAGGCCAGCTCCCTGTCCAGGGTTTTCCATGTCTGCTTGTATTCGCGATGAATGGCGGCAGTTACAGGAGGGATTTTTTCTGCTGGGTTTTCAGTGTGCTGTCGGTTGGCTTTGGCGCGGGCAAGATCAACAACAGACGTGTATTTTCCAGTCTCTTTGCGCTCTGCGTCCTGCCGTTTTTTCCAGTTACGTAATTCAGCCTGAATTTCGGGCCATTTGGTACCCGGCTTACATTTGTGTTTAACCCATCCGATAGCGAACAGTTTGCGTTCCGGATACATAGCTTTAATTTCAGGCGTTTTCATCAGTGCTTCAACGATATGCCCGTCAAAGGTAGCCACGTCTTCTTGCAGTAATTCCTGCGCGTCAATCGCCATATCAACGGTGATGTTTTCACATGTACCGAACTTAACCAGGACCGCGTTCTGTACTTCAAGGGACAGCTTGTCAAAATTGACGTTAATAGGATCGGATTCTGGTTCGACCGGAATAAAGGAAGCGGATTCCTCATCCCAGCGGTTTTCCTGCATATATTCGGTATCCCAGGAGTCGATAGCAGGGCGGGGCATGCCGGGTTTATCTTCGCAGACAAGAAATTTATAAGCGCAGTCCTGAGCAGCAGGATATTGCTCCAGGAATTGCCAGGTAAATTTGGCACGGGCGCGGCGTTCATCACCGGCTTCAATGGCAGTGGCTACAGCAACTGCGCCCTCTTCTTTTATTGCCTGTTCGTCCGGAATGGCGGCGCAAATAAAGACTTTACTCATTTTGTTTTAACCTCATTACAGATTTAAGGGTGAACAAATCCCTGCCATTGCTGGCATATAAAAATGAAACCGGATATTAATTACGGTGCTGTTTTAAAGTCCTGCCGGTATTTCGTTATTATTAGTGTGAGTAGTTTTATCTACCGGATAACAGTTACCGGGAATTTTTTGTTCTGCTGCTGCAGCCATGCATTCTTTCATTGAACCGTATAAGCCAGTCACCAGCTCAAGAGATTCGCCGGAAACAAGATAAACTGTCAGAACGAGTGCAAATGTTGTATTCATTGTTTATATCCTTTTTGCAGCAGGTCCAGACGAGCCAGCATTGAAGGAATGCATACTTCATTTAACAGGTCCTGCTCGAGTTTTCTCTGCTTAATGGCGTCTTCAATAAATGTTTTGTCTCCAGTGATAACGCCAATTTCGAAACGAAGTTCAGACGTGCTGGCATTACATGATAACTTTTCCATTATCGCGTCCTCAACAATGAATTTTGTGATGCGGTGCCTGGTGCCTCCAGGTGACGTTAACCAGTTAACAATTAACGCCGGATACAGAGAATCCACCCATAACACTGTTTTTGGTTTTAACTGTTCCGCGTGCGCTGAGCCGCATTCACCGCATCACAAAATTCACTTTTAAAAAAGGGCGGCAGAGCAGTCACGGAGTAAAACTGATACCGCCAAATGTCACCAGAATATTGATAACAGAGGGCGTTGTAGCGGGGGTGTCACTTAAGCGTATGGTCAACCTGACAACCCGGTGTCCTCAACTGGGGAAGGAATAACCCCGCCATACTTACCGCCGCGCCATTTCGCGGATTGCCACAACCGGAAGCGCACGTTCGAAGAAATCTAACGACAAGCCTTCTAAGGGAAAGAGCTTCGCCGTACGCTTTCGCGTTATGCCCTGACTTTTCAGGGAAATATCCTTTCAGTAAACTGTCAGTACCGGATTCTTATCCGTGTCCGGCGCACGACCACACGTGACAGCGTGTTGGTCTCCATTTTTAACCCAGAACCTCAATGGAGGATAAAATGCCAAACAAAAAAAGAAATCCGCTTATTGAAAAACAGATTGAATGCCTGGTAAATCAACTCAGGCAATCAGGGTTATTAAAAACTCATTCAGAGTTGAGGCTCACAGAATCAGCATTCGACGATAAATTAAATAATGTCCTTTATAATGGCATTATTGATTTTAATCGTTCTGTTGGTCGCCGCGGCCCTGCTGGTGTTTCCTTATAATTACCAGTCAATCCAGAGTGGACCGTGTTCAGCGTAAATATAACTGTACACATCCAGATTATATTTGTGGTCTGTTAAGAACAGGCCGCAAATACATGCCGAAGCTTCCAGTGCAGCGGCTCTGTTACTGAATAACCATGTAGCAACATTCCAGCGTTTTTCTGCATCCCAGTCTTTCTCAAGGCCTGATACCATGAAGAAACCGTTAGTGTTGCCATCAAATAATTCTGTTTCCAAATTTTTAAGCAATGCCTGATGGACTCTTGCCAGGTATTCCGCCGGAATTTCGCCACGAATTCTAATGAGATTGTCATAAACAAACATGTTCCCCGCATATGGCGATTTTTCTTTCTTGTTTTTTAAACCAGCATCATGAGCAAACTGATCAATTTCTTCTTCCGTTGGTTTCGTATTGATGTTTTGCGCTGTCGTTTCTGCAATTTTATTTGCCATACTCTCTGAGTCGTGTTTATTTATAGACGCACAGAAATACAATCCGGTAAACGCATCGCGCACATTACGAGCCATATTATCAGTGTCTTTTTTCGTTACCGATTCCAATTCAAGTTCGTTCAGACGATGACGAAGTGTGTGTGCTGCAATCTCCTGGATTGAAGGAGGTAAATCTTTAAATTCCATCGTCAACCTCATCAGTCAGTGTTTCTGGCTAACCAGCGACGCGCGCCAGCTTCAGTTTTAAACGTTTTGCTTTTGGTATACGTCATCGCGGTGAACGTACCGTCCTGGTTGGGAAACACGCCGCATACCAGAGATTCGTTGTTGCCAAGATCGATAGTATCCATGTTGACCTCATTTCCCCTTAACGCCGGGTAGCGGAACAAAAACCTGCTGCATAGTTATTAAAGTTGAACCCTGCCGTCATGTTCATACGCCTCGGGCTGGCTACTTACCCCCTGACCACTGCTTGGTAACTCGAAGTATTGCCCGGCGTTCTGTGGGGCGGGGTGGGTGGTTGGTGTATGTAATCTACAATTAAAAACTGTTTTGTGTCAACAGTTTTTAATTGTTGTTTTGGGCAAAAAAATCCCTCGAAAGAGGGAGTATGAAAATTGTTCAACTCAGATAGAGAAGGGAAATTGTCGCCGAGAATGTGTCACGCTTACAATCTCAATGCTTGAAGCAGCTACTCTGTACAGGATTATGTAGTTAGGGTGGGTCACGATCTCTCTCAATCCAGAAACCCGTTCGCTTGGTGGATATAAGTACGGATGCTCAGATAGAGGTAATACCGATGTTTCAATGCGTATTTTTAGTCTACGTGCTGCCGGTGGGTTCTCCTTGGCGATGTAAGTTATGATCTGGCGCAAATCATCGCGAGCAGACGGTAGCCATAAAATGGGTAACATTACTCGCTCTTGTTAGTTACAGCAATTTGAGCAATAAGATTTTCCATTTCAGCCATTACCTCGTCATGTGGAATTGCGGGGCGAGTGTCTGCAAGGCTTGACGTTACTTTAGTGCGCAACCATTCGTTGTAACTGTTTTCTTGTTCGGTAGTTTCGAATTCTGAAACTATCGGAGAAAGGGCTGTACCCATGGCATAACTCCTCTTCTTGTACTGTGGTCACGCCCGGCGGCTTTTTTGTGCCGCCAGCCACCTAGCAATGGTTTCTTCCATTGATTTTTTCTTGTCTTTGATTTCTTGAAGCATTTTTTCTTGGTCTTCCTCAGGAAACGCACTAAAAGCTTGGAGCAGTTCGCGTTGGCGAGGACCAATTTTCATCGTGTCAGGGGTGAAAATTTGCTCACACTCTTCAGGAGGCAATAAAAACCAATGCAATGGATGCCCTGAAACCTCAACCAGTTTATCCAAACTTGAGGCTTTAGGTGTAGCCTTACCGCTGACCCATTGTTGAACAGTTTGTTGTGTCACACCAATTCTACGGGCAAGCTCAGCCTGGCTCCATCCAGTTTCCTGAAGAAGCTTGCTGATTCTGTACATAGATACTTCTAGGGCGCTCATCATTATTCAATTTTACAGGTAAATACTGTTAAAAGCATCACAATAAAAAACTGTTGATTGCATACAGTTTTTTATTGTAGGCTTTGCTTATAGTTTTTAGAGGAGGGCAAAATGCTAGATAGCACTCGCGAAAAAATTAGGCAGAAATACACTCAGGCTGAAATAGGTCGTTATATGGGGGTCGCTCAACAGACTGTTTGGCAATGGTTTAGCTTTGGCGTTCCCCCAAAGCAGGTAATTCCGTTATGCCAACTAATGAAGTGGGAAGTTACCCCGCATGAAATCCGCCCAGATATTTATCCTAACCCAACCGACGGTTTACCTGTTGGATGTAAGGTTAACACATCAAATGCGCCGGAGTTGATTCATGAAAATCAAGCATGAACACATCCGCATGGCGATGAATGCCTGGGCGCATCCGGACGGCGAAAAAGTACCGGCTGCGAAAATTACCAAAGCGTATTTCGAGCTGGGAATGACGTTCCCGGAACTGTATGACGACAGCCATCCGGAAGCCATGGCTCGCAATACTCAGAAAATTTTCCGCTGGGTGGAGAAAGACACTCCTGATGCGGTTAAAAAAATTCAGGCGTTGTTACCAGCGATCGAAAAAGCGATGCCGCCTCCGCTGGTGGCCCGAATGCGCAGCCACAGTTCCGCTTATTTTCGGGAGTTGGTAGAGACGAAGGAACGGCTGGTGAAAGATATTGATGATTTCGTTGCATCAGCGATCGTTCTGTTCGATCAGATGAATCGTGGTGGCCCGGCAGGAAACACTCTGGCTGTGCATTAATTGGGTAATAAATATGAGTAATGACAAAAAATTGACACTGAGCGTTTACGAAAACAGTCCGCACATCTGGCGTGGCGGTTTATCTGATGTGGAGCTGGCAGAGTGGTTGATACATAAAGCTAATGCGCTGCTCTGGCGTTTGTCAGCCAGAGAACAGCGCAAGGAAACCAGAATAAAGCTGGCTGATGCAGAAGCGTGTGCCGGGCTTATTGAGGATTATACAAATCTTGGTATTTCTTCAGCAGAGAGTGATCCCATTCAGCCTCTGAGCAGGGAGTCAATCCAGCACGCTGGTTGTATGGCACATCTTGTAACTGCTCGTCAACATGAGGTGGGTATTGGATCACTTCCGGTGGGATATTCGCTGATTCCAGAGCTGGTTGAAGCAAGAAAATCAGTTCAGAAAAAGAGAGATGACGCACTTCAATTATTGAGAGAGCACTATGGCGCGATACCAGAATGCGAACAGCATCGATACCCTGAAGGTTATGAATGGATGCAGTCTCTTTTTGAAGTTCGCTAATCAATATGTCGAGACGAAGGTATGTTTCGGCGCGCAGCCAGGCTCTGTAATCCGGGAGCATTTCGGGGCTGTTACACCAGCGGTTTGTTGCTGCAACATTTAATACATGAGCCTGATAAAGGCTTTTCAAAAAATACATGTCGAACCTCCTCTGGTTCTGTCGATTGGGAACCACAGATTATATCCGGAGGAAGGTTCGGCACCAGATGAGGTAGCCATGCGTGATTACGCAAAAGTTTCTCCGCGATTCTGGCTGGGAGAAACGGGGAGAGAACTTAGAAAGGCGGGTGCAGAAGCGCAAGTTGTTGCTTTTTACCTGATGACATCCCCTCACGCAAATATGCTGGGTTTGTATTACCTGCCAGTTTTATACCTTGCTCATGAAACCGGGCTTGGTCTGGAAGGGGCTTCAAAGGGGCTTAAAAGGGCTGTTGAAGCTGGTTTTTGTAGCTATGACCATGATGCAGAGATGGTCTGGGTCCATGAAATGGCAGCCTGGCAGGTTGGGGAAACGTTGAAGCCTGGCGATAACCGTTGTGCAGGTGTCAGGAATGAGTATGCATCATTACCTGAAAACGCTTTTCTGTCAGTGTTTTACGACAGATATAAAACGGATTTCCATCTGGATGTGAGGCGGAATAATAGCCGAAATTCGGTAAGGGGCTTCGAAGGGGCTTTTAAGGGGCTTCGAAGCCAAGAACAGGAACAGGAGCAGGAGAAAGAACAGGAACAGGACAAAAACACTATGGTTCATGGCAAAAAAAACACCACGAACCAGGCAGGGGATGTTCAGACCGTCAATCCTGGTCAGCCAGCAGGCACGACACCGGAAGCCGATTCAGCGTATGCGCTGAAAGCCGATTCGGGCGCTGTGCAGCAGGTGATGACCGCAGGGTCGGAGCAATCACACCAACTGCAGCAGCCTGAAGCCGATTCCGCCATTCAGCGGGAAGCCGATCGGGTAGTCCCGGAAAGCACCGGGCAGTCTGTGGGACGAGTGGATTATCCGGATGTGTTCGAACAGGTCTGGCGGGAATACCCGTTGCGTGCTGGGGCAAACCCGAAGAAATCCGCTTTCAGTGCCTGGAAGGCCAGATTGCGCGAGGGGGTGCCACCAGAGACCATGCTGGATGGTGTGAGGCGTTACGCGAGATACCTGGCGGCGACCGGGAAAGCGGGAACGGAATTTGTTCAGCGAGCGACGACGTTTTTTGGGCCGGACCGGAATTTTGAAAACCCCTGGTTGCTCCCGGTAAGCGGCACGAACAACCAGCGTTGTGTGAATCATATTTCTGAACCGGATACCGAAATTCCGCCGGGATTCAGGGGGTGATGTGGCATGAAAAACATTGCGGCAGCCGGGGTTCTTGAACGTATTCGCAGACTTGCACCACAGGCGTCGGTTCCACCGTACCGGACGGTGGA